AGATATCAGAGCTTACGGCTCTGACAAATGCATCCGGGGATGATCTGCTAGTAATAGTAGATGATCCCTCAGGATCACCTGCGACTAAAAAGATCGCCTTATCAAACCTTTTTGCAAATGTTGTATCGAATACTATATTCAAGGGGACAGTTGGTATATCTAATACACTAACTACAACCACACTTACAGTGTCTAATACAAGCACGTTTACCAACACTGTTAATGTATCAAATACAATCAATCTAAGTGGTAACGTTAATTTAACACAAAGCTTGACCGTTCCTGGGTTATATTTTGCAAACTTGCTAAACACTCCTGCTAGCAGCGGTGCAACTGGTATCAAAGGCGAGATAAGAGCCGATAGTAGCTATGTGTATGTTTGTGTAGCAAATAACGTATGGAAGAGGGCAGCTTTAAGTACCTGGTAATATAATGCAGATTGAACAAGTTGACGAAACAAATTTTTTATTATTTGCTGCAAAGAATTACGATAATCCATCGTGCTTTGACACGCTTGAATTCTATGAAGATTTAAATAGATTCAAGTACATAAAACGACTTTTTAGTAGGTACGAAGAAACAAAAGATCTTAAAGAGCGTTTGATACTCAATCACATTATCGTATTGTATAATGTGTTCGGCGTTCCTGCAACCACAAAGATGTTGTTTTTTAAACTAGAAAAATATCACAGCTATCTAATACCCTTTTTAATTTTTTTGAATTACTGCCCTAATATTGTGCCTGGAATTGGACTAGAGGGTAAGACAATAAAGGTATCCGATATACCATTGGATAGTCAGATAGTTGAGGCATTAAGGAAGATATAATGTCAGGACCAATAGTAGATACATTTGTAACGTATCAATTTATCAAGCGTTTAGCGACTCCATTCGAAAAATGGGATGCCTACAAATATGGCATCATTGATAAAGATGGTAAGGTTTTGAGAAAGTCTGCGTCTCTTAAAACCCAAGAAGAGAAAAATTCTTGGAGATATTTTGATAGACTTGTAGCAAATCTTAAAAAACTTCTAGGTAAGGTACCTGGTGGCAAAACCAGAATTGCATCATATGCAGCTGCACTACTCTTATTGAGAGAAGAAAAATATCTTTCCGATCTTGATGATGATCAACTTGAGCAAGTTGTGGAGAGTATGCTACCAAACTACATCAGTCTAGCTCAAAGATATATCACAGAAGAAGGTGAAGCTGTAGCACCCGCCAATAATGTTGGTGGTGGTAAGATCGCTGCTGTGGGAATTGGCCCTCAGGGAGATCCTCCAGCAAAGTTACGAAACAAAAAGAATCAATTCAATATTATTAAGAGTATTGCGAGAAGAAAGGCCCCTAATGTATAAAGTGATTGCTCTAACACTAGTGTTAACCGGCTGTTCAATACTAAACATGGCGAAATATAATGAAAATGAGCACATGCTAGTAAATAGAATTAGAACAGTGGCTGAGATCTCCGTCGATGAGTGTAGCAACAAAACAAACATGACAAATGTATCTCGTAGCTTGTACAACGACTCAGTTGAACTTTACAACTTCAATTCCGTAACCCCATACAACGACGAATCAATAAATATGTCGAAGTCACTGGTCGACGTTACAAAAGGTCTTAAAGACAGATATTCATCAGATGATACAGTAAGTGCCGAGTATTGCAAGATTAAGTTGAGAACTATTCACGACTCAGCAAAAGCAATACAATATTCGATTGTAAGGAAACCTAGATGAGCAAAACATTTTTATCAGAATTTACAGACGTGAGCAGCTCTTATGTTCAAGGACTAGCAACAAAGGCTGAGGAATATAAGACTCTATATGAAGCTGGAGAACTTTCACAGCCAGAGTATGTTGAATTGCTTAAGGATATTAAATCACAACAAATGATTTCTGAGAGCGCTCAAGAGTTGGCAGAGAAAGAATTATTAAACACAGCTATTAATGGATTAATAGCTGTAGCTGGTGCAGTATAATAATAAGGAAAAAAGCATGGCAACAACCCCAGATAAAGCAACAGAAGATTGGATGACCAAAAAATGGCGCCCAATGATGGCCGTAACGTACATGGCAATCAATATTTTTGATTTCATTTTAGGCCCAATCTTGTACAACCTCTTACAATACTGGAATCCAGGCCAATCAATTGGTATGTGGCAGCCTCTAACACTACAAGGTGGTGGGTTAGTTCATATTGCCTTTGGTGCTATTTTGGGTATCAGTGCATGGACACGTGGCCAAGAAAAGGTAGAAGCTATCAAGGCCAATGCTGAAGAAGGTGGTTCGGAGTAATGTCATGGAAATGTATGATTCTATAGCGAGGATTGCTGTGTTAGAAAATGAAGTAAAAAACATTGCAACGGACATCAAAGAGCTTAGGGTTGAGCAAAAAGAACAACACGATGCTCTTATGAAGCACTTTGTGGGTATTGAAGAGCGATTAACCAATCTCGAAAAATGGAGATGGATGGTTATTGGCGGCGGTATCGTCATTGGGTACTTCATATCACACATCTTAAAATAACAAGTTGACTTATCCTTTCGTTTGGCAGTATAATAAAGCTGTTAAGCGAAAGGTTATAAGTTGGATTACATAGATTACAAATACGTCAACCTGGTCTCAAACCGCCTTGAACGTTTTAAAAAGCGCGGAAACGATACCTACAATTGCAGATGTCCCCTCTGCGGCGACTCCCAAACAAATCGATCAAAGACACGCGGCTACATCCTCAGTAGAAAGGGCAATGCCGTATTCTACTGTCACAACTGTGGTGCATCGATGTCACTTGGTAATTTTATCAAGACACTAGATCCTACTCTCCATAAAGAATATACTCAAGAACGATTTGTCGAGAAGCACAATAAAACTGCTCGGCCGGAAGAGCCAGACATCACATCCTTTAAGAAGCCTAAGTTTATTAAAGAGTCTCCACTCAATAAACTAAAGAAAGTCTCTCAACTGGATCCAACACACCCAGCCAAAATGTACATCGATTCTAGGCTGATTCCTACTCCTTTTCACGCCAGATTATTTTACGCTCCTAAGTTCAAAGCATGGGTGAATTCTATCATCCCAGAAAAGTTTGATGCAACGAAGGATGAGCCGAGAATGGTCATCCCATTTATCGACGAAGAAGGCAATTTATTTGCGTTTCAAGGCCGTAGTTTTGCTAAAGATGGAATAAGATATATAACTATAATACTGGACGAAACGAAGCCAAGATTGTTTGGACTGGACAAGTTAGATTCGAGCAAAACATTCTACGTGACTGAGGGTCCAATTGACTCCATGTTCCTGCCCAATGCAATCGCAATGGCTGGAGCAGACCTGCCTACCACTCTTGACAAAGAAAAGGCAGTGATTGTATTTGATAATGAACCGAGAAATAAAGACATTGTCAAGCGCATTGAGAAATATATAAACCAGGGATACAAAGTTTGCATTTGGCCTGAGTTTGTCCCTTACAAGGATATTAATGAAATGGTTATGAGTGGACTCACCACTTATAAGAAAATTATAGATGAAAATATATACCAAGGACTAGCTGCAACTGCACGTCTAGCTCTGTGGAAAAAGGTGTGAAATGAATATAAAATTAATTAGCTACTCCCAGCCATCTGATGAAGTTAAACAATTAGGATTAAACGATGCTCAAGATCTAGTAGCTTTCTGTGCACGTGTATCAAACCCATCCAATCAGTTTAATACTGAAACAAGCGAAAAACTAATCAACTACCTAGTCAAACATAAACACTGGTCACCACTAGAAATGGTATCCATGTGTCTTGAGATTACCACCACTCGTGATATTGCTCGTCAAATGCTTCGACACAGATCCTTTTCATTTCAAGAGTTTAGTCAACGATATGCAGATCCTACTCAAGACCTAAGCTTTGAGATTCGTGAGGCACGCTTGCAAGATACGGTAAACCGTCAAAACTCTGTTGAAACAGATGATATAGCTTTACAAGCTAGATGGGGTCAGGAACAGCAGAAAGTAATTATGCAGGCTCAAGAGGCATATGCATGGGCAATTGAGAACGGGATTGCCAAAGAACAAGCTCGAGCAGTTTTGCCGGAAGGCAATACAGTTTCCAGGCTTTATATGAATGGGACATTGAGATCATGGGTCCACTATATAGAGCTACGCTCTGCAAATGGAACACAAAAAGAGCATGCTGAAATTGCAAATGCATGTGCCGACGTTATTCACAACGTGTTCCCTATGATAGAACAATTTAAAAATTAGGAGATCCTATGTGGATGATAAATTTTATTCCTGATTGGGTGTTTCACCTCTTGCTTTTTGTTGGTTTTGGAGGTATAATAGCAGCATCTGTCTTCAGAAGTGTACTGCTTTATCCCATTGCTGCTTTAATACTTTGCTCATCAATCTTCATGGAAGGATTAATTTTCGGCCAAAAAGATATGAGAGAGCAGATAAAAGTGATGGAAACGAAACTTCAACAATATCAAGAAGAATCAGCTGATCTTAATGATAAGTTGGCAGCGAAGTACAATAATAAAGTGATACAAATCAAGGAGAAAACAAATGAAGTTGTCAAGTATGTTGACAAATATGTTACACAATATGATAGCATTTGTAATGTGCCTAATGCTTTCGTCGTGCTCCACGACAGTGCCGCCCAAGCCGTCCTTCCCGACAGTACCGCCGGAATATATGAAGGAACCTCCGAAGTTAAAATCTCTGAGGTCGGAAGAACTGTTGCAGAAAACTACGGAATCTACCACGAAGTAACAGAGCAAGTAAAAGCGTGGCAGGAATGGTACACAACCCAAAAATTGCTGTTTGAAAAAATCTACAGCAACGATAAACAATAATTGAGGATTTAATGGATAATACTGACATTGTTCATGGCGTAAAAATCGACCGCACACGAGATAGTCTTTTTGATGAATTAGGAATGAAAAGACTACGTGAATCATATATGCTCGAAGAAGAGCAATCACCACAAGAGAGATTTGCATATGTTTCAAACAAGTTTGGATCAAATCCAGAACATGCTCAAAGGCTTTATGAATACTCTAGTAGACATTGGCTTTCTTACAGTACTCCTATCCTTTCTACTGGCCGTAGTGCTCGGTCTTTGCCTATTTCATGCTTTCTTCCGTACCTGCATGATAGTGCACAAGGGTTGGTTGATTGTTTGTCGGAGGTTAACTGGCTGTCAATGCTAGGAGGGGGAGTTGGAATTGGTGTTGGGATTCGTAGTGCTGATGATAAGTCTGTGGGCGTTATGCCTCATCTTAGAACTTATGATGCAAGTAGTTTGGCTTATCGTCAAGGGCGTACTCGCCGTGGTAGCTATGCTGCTTATTTGGATATTAGTCACCCAGACATTCTGATTTTCTTAGAAATGAGAAAGCCAACTGGTGATCAAAACATGAGATGTTTGAACTTGCATCATGGAATCAACATCACTGATGATTTTATGCAAATTGTTGAAAAATGCATGATTGATAAAGATGCTGATGATACGTGGGAATTGAAAGATCCTCACAACGGTGAAGTAAGAGATACTGTTCCAGCTAGAGAATTGTGGCAACGTATTCTTGAGATGCGTATGCACACTGGGGAACCATATATCCACTACATCGATACATCAAATCGTCAACTACCAGAGTGTCAAAAACGCTTCGGACTCAAGGTACGACAATCTAATCTATGTTCAGAAATTATCTTACCAACAGATAAAGATCGTACAGCAGTGTGTTGTTTATCTTCTGTCAACTTAGAATATTTTGATGTATGGAAAGATGATCCGCTATTTTTAAAAGACATAGCGGAAATGCTAGATAACGTATTGTCATACTTTATTAGCCACGCACCAAACGAAATTAGCCGTGCTGTCTTCAGTGCAAACAGAGAACGATCGATTGGTGTTGGTGCATTGGGATTCCATGCCTACTTACAAAAACACAACATTCCTTGGGAAACGTCTTTAGCAGCATCAGCTAATACCAAGATGTTTAAACACATAAGAGAGAAATTGGATGAAGCTAATGAAGAGCTTGGTGCAGCGCGTGGACCGGCCCCGGACGCCGTTGGAACTGGTAATCGCTTTTGTCATCTTATGGCTATCGCCCCTAATGCTTCTAGTTCTATTATTATGGGGAATACATCTCCTTCTATAGAACCATTTAGAGCTAACGCATATCGCCAAGATACATTATCAGGTAGCCATTTACATAAAAACCAATACCTAGACGCAATTATCCGTAAGCGTGCTGAAGGTGAAAAGGATGGATGGTATGAAGACTGCTGGAGCTCAATTATCGCAAATGATGGGTCAGTACAACACTTGGAATGGATGGACAGCTGGACCAAAGATGTGTTCAAAACAAGTATGGAAATTGACCAGCGTTGGATTATCCAACATGCAGCAGATCGACAAGTATTCATCGATCAAGCTCAGTCACTAAACTTATTTTTTAGACCAAACGTAAACATTAAGTACTTACACGCTATACACTTTATGGCTTGGAAGTTAGGATTGAAAACACTGTACTATTGCCGTTCAGAGAAGATTGGTAAGGCTGACAAAGTTGCTAAGAAGATCGAGCGTCATGTGATTGAGGAACTTGATATGAAAGCGCTTACACAAGATGAACCAATTTGCATAGCGTGTGAGGGATAATGATGCCGTTGTATGATTATGTTTGTGAGG